CTATAAGATCCTTAACCACTATATCTGGACTACACAAATATCCATTTTCAACCAGCAATGCTTTTGGTTTTCTATCACATTCAGTTTTCAATGTTGTATATACCAGAGTATTGTCTCTTTCCATATAACAGAAAGGAGTATCTTCTATAACTACAAAACTTCTTCTTATTAACTGTCTAATAAATGTGTAGTCATCTACTGATAGTTGATACCAGTCTTGAACATCGTTAGATTCTACTCTAATATCTGTCTTAGAAGATAGATTATCCATTACTTCTTTAACTACAGCAGAAGATATATTATGCTTAAATGTTCTGCTTCTAAATGTTAAAAAGTAATCATCTATTGCCGGGAGAGCAGTAAAATGTATAACATTTATTAGTTCACCACTATTACTTCTTTCTACTTCGAAGTCGCTTAACTGAAAATTCAAAGGTGTAAAAGTTCCATCAGAAAGATGAAATTCTGCATAGACTGACATATCTTCATATATTGGAGCGTACTCAGTAAACATTCCAGTGTCCATTATAGTACAGTCCAGTTCTATAGTCTGCGCAAATACCCATTCTCTTAATGTAAAAGAAAGAATATTCTGAGTCATTACTTCTATGTCATTTATCTTAAGTTTTAAAAAATGGTTTTGCCCGTTAGGTATAGTCGTCATATATTATTTCGAATTTGAAAAAGTGTAGAAATCTTGTATATCCGATAAAGTTGGAAGATTTATAACCTCTCCAACTTTGTAAGCATTAGGATACATATATTCTTTCTTATCTATTTCCACTAGATAATCGTTGCTATTATTTATCTGAGGATTTATATTAGATGCCAAAACCATAACAGTTTCATTGGAATATCCATAATCATTCCAAATGTCTTCTAAGTCTGGATTACATTCCAATACTATCCACCAATATTCATTTGTTCCATAAGCTCTCATCGAAATCAAATCCGGTCTCATATAATCTTCATACTGAAGAGTATAATTTATAAACTGATTCTTAAAAGAGTAATTCTTAAATTTGTTTGTTAATAGATCTTTTTCCAAAATACCATCAACCATTGTCGATGTGTAAAAATTACTTCTATTGTATCTATTTATACTTGCCATTACTTTACTACCACGCTATATGATTTCGAAGCAACTAATCCTGTTCCAAATATATTTTCTTTTGTTGGATCATCTTGATTCGACGAATTAAATAGAGATTCAAGAGTTACAGTATAGTCAGCATATAAAGGAACACCTTTAGTATGAAACTCTTTAGAAAACGTAACATCGACGGTCTTTATTACCATGTAATCCTTATCAAATATATTTCCTATAAGTAGTCTAATTACTGGTGGGTTCTTAGCCATAAGAGTATCAATTGGATGAGAAATAGCATTGCCTGCAGTATTTGCCGACACTTTTGCTGCGTGAGCTACTTTGCTTAGTTCCATAGAAGGAGAATCAAAATTTACACCAAATGGAGTTCCTATTACATTTGCGGCAACTAATAAAGCTGGAACAATGGTATGCTCCAGCGCACCAGTTAAAGCTCTCCCAACTTCAGTGTTTCCAGGCGAAGTAAAATTAAACAATGCGGTTTTTCCTACAGTATTCATAGTTGCGCTCATAAGAGATTTTGCTATAACTACAGGATCATTAGTTGTTCCTTTTTTCGTTCCGACAAAGCAGTTATATAAAGGAGAATTGGATACCGCCCTAAATTTTAATGTTATCGACTGAGTAGAACTATTGGAATAAGTTTTTTTTGTTAAATATCCATATGTCGCTAAAGATTTTTGTGTCTCGTCTTTAAACGTATTCCATAACAAATGATTTGGTGCCATTGGTGTAGTAATATTATCATATTGTGCTTGACTACTATACGTTATCTCTTCTGATAAAAATCCACAGATAGTATATAATTCAGTTTCTGATTGAAATGATGTTTCTTGCGTGTGAACATTCATTGTAAATGCCATCTCACTTGCAGCTTCTGGTAATCCATTAGTATCTGCATATAATCTAAATTCATTACTCATTAATTAGCTCCAATATATTCTAATTTAACAACATTGGCCAACTCTACCATAAATGTATTTAGCCAGAAAGATTCATCTGGATCATCGTCGTCGTTATCTATTGGAGTAGGATTATTAATGCTTGATCTTATCTTAGATGCTTTCTCGGATGGAATAATCATCTCTCCTTCATGAACAAGTGCCACTCCATTAGATGAAATATTTCCACTTCCTAAAGAGAATTGTCCAATATAATTTTCTCCTTTTAGATTCTTATTATGTTCCATTAAATATACATCTCTAAGCGAATATGGTCTTCCAACAGAATTAAAGAAAGACTCTCTATTATTAGCAACGGATGCAGCATCTACATAATTTATTGCTGGTGAATTTGGATTCGTTTGTAATCCTTTTATAAATCTTGTGGCACCAGCAACTCCTAAGAAATGTGCCATGTATAGTTCATCGTCTCCAATGGCATTTGTTTTTAAATTATGTACTAATTGAGAACGTTGATCAGTTAAAAAATCTTGATACACTCTTGTGGATTTTACTGGATCTTTTCGATCATTAAGCGAATATCCATATTTCTTAGCATACTTATTCCATGTGCTAGGAATAAATTGATATAATCCAACAGCTCCAGCATCTCCATTTGGAGCAGCGTTTGGTCTAAACGACGATTCTATATATGCAGTTTTTATAGCAATCTTTTTCATTACTGGATTCTGTATAGTGTTGATAGCAGCTTTTACGTTCTCACTCACTTTTCCAGTAAATGCTTCTACATCAGATGCTACATTTGATGCAGTCTTTAATAATCCATCTCCCATAGAACTTAACTTATCACATAGATCTTGATACCAAGTCTTCTTTGGAGCATCTTTAGAAACTATCATATTTTTCTGAGTAGTTTTTGCTAACTTCTCCATTACCTTAGATGTTTTCTTTAAATTTATAGAATCGTTTATAGGAATATTTTTTTTGTTATGTACTACTTCTTTATGATTGCCAACTTTTACAGGAAGCTTTATACCATTTGTATTTGTACCTGGATTACTATTAACAACATTTAGATCTGGAACTTTAGCATCTGCTTCGATCGTCGAATTTCTAAGACTATCCGCAAATAAATCTAGTCCTAAACTTACAGCATCTAATGCTAAACTTACTGGCAATCCTATACCAGTAGCTGCACCAAGAGATCCAACGATTCCTAATAGATTACTTGTTACTCCAAGCATAGTATACCCAATCGATCTAGCTTTTGCTGGTTCATCACCTTTAGCATCAAACATTTTGTAATCGGAATATCCAGTTTTTATATCATCTACTAAATCCCACAATGACACAGCAACACCCGCAATAGGTATTGCTTTTTTAGCAAATTTACCTAGCACTTTACTAGCACCAGTAAGTAATGGCTTCACCGCTTTTTCTGCAACGACTTCTCCAGTTTTAGCGGTTGCTTTTTCGGCTAAACCTTTAGGGGGACGTATTCTATCCAAAATCTTCTTTCCTAGTGTCATTGCGCCTGCGCCAGCAGCAACTTTTTCTATAGAGGAAGCAGTAGAAGATTTATCTTCTTTTTTAGAATCTCCATTACTAGAACTTGATCCACTAGATGATTCAGATCCAATAGTTCTAATATTTAAATTTTTATCTATTTTCCTAAGTAAATCTATTATCTTATCATCAGATTTATCTTCTCTTAAAAATAAATTAGTTTCGTCTTTCTTTTTTGGAGATTCTTTCTTAGGTACACTTTTACCAATAGTTCTAAATGTAGCATCTGTAGATGTTATCATTTTTCCAAAATTCTTTAAAAAGGAAAAAACCATAGAATCTTTAGAATGATCTATTTTTATTCCTTCTAAATTTTGTTTTAACGACGATAACTTATTTCTATAGGATGTTGTTTCCCTATCAATTCGTTTCTTAGTCTGATTATCTTTATCAGTAACAAATAGAAACAACTGAGCATTTAAAGCATCTAATTGTCTAGACGAATTTTCAAGATGTTCTGAAAGTTTATTAAACATATTTTATCCGAAAGGGTTTGTAGAATTTTCTACAAGTCTTGTAGGAACACTAACTGATCCCCTATCTATTTTTATAGCACTCGCAAATGCCGGAACAAACGTTTTCATCCAAAAATCTTCTGAAAGTTTTGTTTTTGATATAGCTGGAGATGAACTTATAGAATAGTTGCTTTTCAATTCTGACACTGCTCTTAATAATTCTGAATCATCAGAAGGAATAACCATTTCTCCGGCGTGAAGTTTTCTTATTCCAGTAGACCTTACATTATAATCTCCATAAAAACTTCTAGGAACATTCGCATTCGGATTAGCTAAACTTGGAGAAGGTGTTGTAGATGATCCATTATTGGTATCATTTGATTGTAAAGAAATTTGTGGAGGAGCACTATTGACTACACTTAATGTTTTGTCATCTACCGTAGGGGGAGAAATAGTTCCATCACTAGAAGATGTCGAATTATCTCCACTACTAAAAGGATTTAATTTGTTGACAATCTTCTTAAATCCATCTGATATAAAATCCCATCCAGACTGAAAAGTATCATTAAATGTTTTAAACTGATCATTCACAGATGTGGAATACTTTTTTATATTCTTATCAAATGGCTTAGAAAACTTTTCTATAGATTTAGATAAACCAGTATCCATAAGATCTACTTGTTTATCCGAATATGTTTTAAACATTTCTTTAGTAATGTTGTTTGTAATAGAGTTATTTTTAATGTTTCCAGAATTGTCTGGCACAAATAACTCAGGACCTTTTTCTCCTACTAAATATGGAATATTACCAGCAACTTTTCCTCCTTTTTCCCTAGCTTCAATTTCAGAATCATCGTCATTTGATTCGTATTTTGATAATCCTATCGCCCCCGAAGCTAATGAGATACCAGCAGCACCTAATAATCTTTTTGGCGTAGCAAGTCTTTTTAGATTCTTTCCAACGAAAGAGGCAGCTGGCTTAAGTTTCTCTACTACTGGTAGTTTAAACCACTTTTTGTATTTGGCAAGCATACCTGCTCCAACTCCAGCAGCGCCTACACCACCAGCAACTTCCGCAGCAGTACCCATAGACAATATCTTTGGAATACCATTCATTAAAAAATCAAATAGACCACCAGAAGCAGGACTTGATAAGGAAGCTATCTTGCTGTTTATACTGGTCAATAGTTCTATCTGTATTTCGTTACTATCTTTATCAGTTCTTAAAAAATCATTTGTGTCGTCATTTGTTATATTATCAACATTTGAACTATTTTTCGATAATCCTTTAGAGAATATCTTTATAGTATCTTGACCAAATTTCTTTAATATAGATTTTGTATTAGTTATCTGTTTATCTGATTTTGAAAACAAAGAAGAGAAAGAGCTATAAAAGCTTTTTCTCTTTTTAAACAAATTCGATTCAGTAGTATCTAAAACTTCTTTGTTTCTATCACAAATAGAATTAAACGAGTCTCTTTTCCGATCTTCTTTTTTTATTAATTCGCTGGAATTGATAAAACTTAAAACGGAATGTTCTACAACTTTAACTTGTTCCGATGCTAAAGATTGTAGAGCATTTGCGGCATCATTTAGTTTCTTAGTAATTTCATTTAGATTAGCCATTTATAAAATCCGTTATTGAAGTCTTCTTAGACTTCTTCTCCGTCTTATATTTATTCAATCTATCATACTTCCAAATAAATTGATAATACTCAAGATCATCAAAGTATGGAATGTGAAGATCCATTCCTAAATGAAACTCTACCTCTAATATCTCATCCAGCGTTATATGCGGGAATAAAGAAATCTGATCGAAACGTAACCTTAACTTGACTGACCCCTCTACAATCTGGATGCTTACATTCAGCATCAATTATAGGCTGAACCCCAAAATCAATTTTGGACACATAAGTATTTAACTGAGCCCAACTCTGAGGATCTATACTATTTAGATATTCACATGCAGCTTTCATAGATGGCTTATTACCATTTATACTTTCTATCATAGAAGCGATTGCTATATCCAAGTCATCGTATTGTGATAATCCATTTCTAAGAGATGCCTTAAATATGTTTATTCTATTCTCATCAGCAATAGTAAGATATTTTAATGCTAACACTGCGCCATTCAATAATGTTATTGTTAGATCTGATGCTTTAAAATCATCGCTAAGATATGTAAAATCAAATGCTCCAACGTCAAAAGAGTATTCGGTTTCTCTATGACAGTGCTCACATATATAAGGGGTCGTAAAATTTGAATCCTTATACGTGTTTGCTCTTAACCAAAATATAATATAAATCTTATCAGATACGGCAATATCATCTATATTAACTCCTCTAATACATCCAGTAAGCACATCTTTTATTACTGTATGATAATTAGATTCTGTCATAGTTGCTAATTTCTTGACTTCTCTTACAGTAAATGGTCTTCCTAAAATCTTAGTTCCTTCTGGATACAAAAGACCTCTTGATGGAAGACCATTTATTTCGTGAAAGTTTTTATTATCCAACTTTTCAAGCGTGCTAACATCTAAAGATGCTGTTGGTTCAGCATCTACCATTTTTAATCTTTTCATAAATTACCTCAATTGTACACAAGTATATATGTTTTCTAATAATCGGATCTAATATAAGACTGATGTAGAGCACCCTCGCCAGCAATTATTAAATAATGGTCACAATTAAATTCCAAAGTGTAAACTATTTTTTCATTTGTGTTGAAATCATAGTTTGCTCCTTCTGCTTTTAAGAAGTAACAATTTTCAAACTTTATCTTCCAGACATTTTTTCCATTAGGTTTATAAACATCTACAACTATGTTTGGAATACAAGCTTCTGATAAAGAATTGTAATAACCGTATTGATTTATTATCTTGCTCGTTAGTCCCATAATTAAGGATTTAACTCTTCCTTCATAATCTTCTTCCATTCTTATAGAAAAGTTAAATCCTTCATGATTCAGTACTGGAAATGTTCTAACAAAAGGACCAGCTTTGAACTGCTCCTTTTGAAATTGATAATCCGGTATGTCTACAGATATAGCATGATAGGAAGACATATCTTCCCATAACATTTGACCATAATCTGTAGGATTTGCTGAATTCCAAGATCCATCTTTAGATTTAGACATGCTCCAAGCTTCATCGAACATTACTAAAAAGTTATATGAACGTTGTATGGTTTTATACAAATAGAACTCTCTAGTTCTATTTGTTAAAGCTCCATTATCATTCATAAACCCTGGATCTTCGTTTTCCATTATCCCTCACTAATAGTAGAGTTATTTCCTACATCAATCTCAGAAGTGGTACCGGTAGTGTCAAATGTTGGCTCTTCTGTGCCATATGTCCAGAAATCGAACTGGAATGTTGCTGTAAACTTTACTGCTTCATTCTGAGAGTAATCTAAACTTACATCATCGACATTCTGAAGCCAAACATTGTAAAGATAATACTTATTGTCAAGTTCATCTCCATTATATCTAAATGCTTTTATCGTAACTAGATCACATATTCCAGTGTCGTTTGAATTGGTGATATAAGTTCCAACCGTAGAGTCTCCTCCGCGCTTTCTTGTAAAGTTAGCATGGCCATGATTAACATCGAATAAACGCTGCTGCCATGCGAACAAGAAGCTCTGCGTAAACTGACTCTCGGTTTCTTCAAACGTTATCTGTATCGTATTTCCAAATGTTGGTTTACCTGGAAAGAACTGTTTCATTGCTCCAAAATTAGATTCGATTGCTTCATTTCCACGTTGTGGAATAGAGAATGATCTAACTCTTAATGTTATATCTTCTTCATCTGCGCAATAGTCAGGTATTAAATTAAATGCAGATTTAAAAGTAATTTCGTATAGATAATTTCTTTGAATATCTGCAAAATTTCTTATAGCTCTACCCTCAATATATAGACCAGCTTTATCTCCGGTTGTGCCTGTTGTTGCGCCTGTTGCTGCGCCTGTTGCTGCGCCTGCTGCTGCGCCTGTTGTGTCTGCCATTTTTTCTCCTTAAACTTCTGCGGTAGTTACTGAACTTGCGCTTATTATAGTATTCAGTTTTATAAACTCGATTGTATATGTTGGCTGAACGTATAGATCTACAACCAATGTATTTGAAGATGTGTTGTTATTTGTACCATCACATACAACTTTAAACGATTGAACGCCACCGCCCGTCAATACCGTCTGCATAAACGCTTTAACCATAGAAGTTACGCGCTCTCTTTCCTTAGTAGTGTTTCCTTTAAATAGGAATCCATTCAAAATATCTTCTACATTTTTTTCTATGAAAAGAAGACCTCTTCTTACATTAATTCTATTACGAGCGGTATTTTTTAACTGAGCAGTTTTTTGTCCCCAAATAACATTTCCAGTATTATTGACATATTTTATAGTGTTTATATTTAAGTCATATAATCTTCCACCAAGTGCTGGAGCAATATCTATGTTCTGTTTACCAGAAGATATAATTCCTCTATCAGTACCAGCAGGAGCATCCCACGAGTGTGCTATTCTATCAGTTCTAAGCATAACGCTTGCTGCAAAAATACTATTTGGTAAATATACTCTTGAAGAATTATAAGCATCATATACTAATGTCCAGCCGACATACTTAGCAAAATATGATGGATTAGATGTCATTAATCCCTGAGCAGTTGTATTAGCAGTCTTTATAGATGTTTCTTTGGTCGCAGTTAAAGCACCAACTTGTACAGGAACAATGAAATCATATCTTGTTCCTATCAATGTGTCGAGACTTGTTATCTCATTTGGATCTATATCAGTGTTCATAGTTCTTGGTAGTGCTATAGCAACATCTATAGGGTTACGTTCTTTATTAGAGAACAAAGATCCCCAAAGACCGGAAGCATCTATCTTTGATATAGTAGTAGCATCTTTTCCACCAGTTAGTGGAGTTATGTTTACAAGAGATGCTGGAAGCGTACCATTAGTAGCTTGTGCTCTTACATACACATAACTAGATGTTCCATTTATAACATCCTCTATAAATAAGCTATTTCCAACATTATCAACCATTGTAAAATCAGTAGTTCCATAGAAAGTTTCTACTGGTTGACTTGTTGCTGATATATCAGACCAAGCTTGAGTTGAATCCTTAACATAGACATCAACTCTAAATATCTTTGGCCATTTTGGATTACCAGTC